AAGGCCTGATTCAAAATCCTTGAAGATTAGTAACTCGTGAAAAATTTAAGACTCTAGAAACGTCATGGTGTTCAAACTCTGGATAAACTCTATTTCCTGCTTCGTCTTTTTTATTCCACAAAAAATAAACCATATCGCTTGTTTGCTGCGAGAAAAACTTCCATGCTTTAACCATTTTATCAGCAGGGGTTACGCTTATTCCTGCTTGCACATTCATCTTTCCTGTTGCGCCAACTCCTGTGCTTTTTGTTGCTGCATCATCAGTCCAAAACCAGTAAATGTAATTAGCTATCAAACTAATCCTAATCAAAGGAACTGGAGGGTCGTCATTATTATCTTGCGAACGAACTAGACCTTGCCAATTTTTAAGCTTTCCATCTACTGTAAAATCAGAACCATCTAATAAATTCTGAAATCTTGTCGAGTACGTACCTGCTTGAATTTCATCATTGAAGGCTTTGTATAAAGGATAACCTAATATGTTTCTTAGACACTCTACTTCGTATTGCGCTATGAAACCATCAAGCCTTACTTTAACATCATCTTTTCCTGTGTTTGGAATATCCAAGCCATCAACAAAGAAATCAGAATTTATTAAATAGGTCACTGGTTAATGTTTTAGTTTTGAGTAATGAGCCTCATATAGTACTTCGTGGACTGTGCAGTTGCGCCAGACAACAACTTGACTCGTATATAATACCTTCGAGTATTGTCTGTATAATACGTCTGCGATACAACGCCTGCTGATAAAAGTTGCTTAGGCGAATTTGATGCAATCGTAAACGTCTTAGTTCCTGCTGCGGAAATTGTAAGCGTGTCAGATTTAATACCATCAGTTCCTGGAACTCTATTTAAACCTGTACTCCATACAACACCATCTAAAGATGATTCAAGAGTTGCAGTTGCTCCAACTGTTCCAGATAATGATACTGCTGTAATCTGAATTACATAGTTTCCATTTAATCCAACGGAAGCCAATGAAGCAGCATTCTTGAAATAGATGGTATCACTTGCTCCAAGAGTATCTAAACCAAGAGCATTCGTATAAGTACCCTGAAGGATTACCGTTCCAGGAGCACTTGTTTGGGCTTTAATCCCAACAGTAAATACTGATAAGATTAACAAAATTGATAGGATTCTTTTCACTTTATTTAAAGTTTAGAAGATTTAGAAAAAATGTTTACTAAGGCAGAATTGGTTTGTCAATTGCTGCGATGATATTTTCAATAGTATCATAGATTGCAAAACCATCGTAGTTTTCGCTATGAAACTGGTGTAATCTCATCTCGGCAATAACTGTTACCAAGTTCTTAGTGAAGTCGTCATTCTCCCAACCCCACATCATTCTGAAGGCCTTGTAAATCAGGATTTTGTAGTAATCCATAGCAGCCACCTGAATATATCCAAGTGAAGCATTTACGTCTTCTACAATTGTAGCTCCTGTAACAGGCGGAATGAATAACTGGCCTTGATTCTGTGCTTTGGTCATTACCGCATTACCCAAGTCTACTGGATTGATGAAACAAACAATAGGGCCTTTAAAGAGACTTACTCTCAACTGCATTACGCAAGACTTGATTGCATCCCAGATATTTGCATTGGTGGTTGAAGCACCAGTCAATACGTTATAAGGAATAGACAAACTTTGAATACCTGCTGGTTGAGTAGAACTTTCAACTCCACTCATAAGAGTTTCGTTTACTTTGTTATACAACATATACTTCAATTCGGTTTCAACCCAAGAAGTAAAGCCATCAATGTCTTCCAAAAGTTCAGTTGCCATCTTCTCATTCACGGCAATTTTCTTAGCCTTTGAATTTTCTGCTTCAATGGTAAAGCTGATTGCTGGTTTGTAAACTCCAGGAGCAATAAAACCTGCAGCGCCATCAGTAGGCTTCTTGTTTACCCAAACATAAGTCTCGGCATTTGTAGTACCTTTCTTAATGAAATCCCAGAAAATTGGGTCAGGACGAAGAGGCTGGTTGATGTTAGGGTCAACTTCAAAACGAGTCAAATATGTACTACCGTTAGGCATTACGCTAGATGGGGTCATTGGAGAAGTTGCAGCAGCACGCAAATTAAGCTCAAATTCAGGCAAGTCAACCTTGATACCGCTACGCAATTTCTTGATAGCATCTTTGTTGTCTGTGATGAATTTTTCGCACTGAGAACGTACACTCAGGTCTTTTACTTTTGACTGAACTTCAGTACGTAATTTTTGCAATTCCAAGCCCTGCTCGGTCAGTGCTTTCATTACGCCAGTCTTTTCGTCTGCCATAGCGCGCAATGCGTCTAATGGAAAACCAGTTTTGCCGTCTTTATCAGGCAAGAAGTCCTTCATCTGCGCAAGGATTTCTTTTACCTCGTCTTTAGACGCACGTGTCGCTAATTCTTTAGCAACTGTCTTTTTAATTTTCCTTAAGAGCTTTGCTCCTTCGGTGCCATCATCATCGTCTTCATCATCATCGTCTCCACCACCCATAAAGTTACTTAAATTAACTCCTGTGTGCCTTCCGAAGATTGCTAAACGAAGTGCAAGGCGTACTTTTCCCATTGCAATTCTGCAAGGATTGAAGAATACTTTTTTCATTCTAATGTGAAATTTTTAGTTAAAAAATCTATATCCAACCCTCCTTGCTTCGGCTTGTTAGTTTTTTTCAGTGCTTGTTGACGTGTCTCGAGCGGCTGACCATTACTAGCAAGTGTTATGTGTCGGGCAATTAAACCTCTTAATTCAAGATGATACTGACGAGGAAGCTTTTTAATCAAGTCCTCTGTTTCATCAAGAAGATACTCATCTTCAAGGATTCCTTTTGCATTTCTAACTGCAAATGTTCCTTTTTGAGAGCCTATTGTTACAGGAGAAATCTCGTAAAGGTCAGACTCGTAAATATGAATCTTTTGACTTTTTTCGTCATACTCCATCTTATCCCATACGTAGTTAAATCCATATGAGCCATTATTGATAGTTCCACTTCTTACTTGGATAACCATCTCATCGCAATGCGAAACTCCTTCATCAGGAGCAAACTCTGCATACAGGCCAACTTCATCTTCTTTGAGGACAGTTGGAATACAAAGAGGCATATGCTGTCTATGTTGATTAAGAGCAGTAATCTTATATGTTGCATTACTATTTGGGCCTCTTTCTTTCAAAGACTTTTTGAAGCATCCTTTCTGAGGAACGCATCCATAGTCATCTGGAACTCCAAATATACAAAAGTACATTTTAAGTAGCCTTGGATTACTTTCATCAACAACCTTATTAGCAGCTCTTATTTCTAATGGCTGAGAATAATGGTTATTTGTATGTATAGGAATATGACCTATACTATTACGTAATTCGAGTATCTTAGGATGTAATTTCATTATGCTTCTGCTTTAGGTTCTTTTGGTTTCTTTTCTGTTTTTTGTTCTGGAGGTGGGTATTTTTTAATATACTCATTATAGTAAATATCCATTCCAGGAATTGTGTCCATGCTAAGCTTTTCTTGAACCTGATTAAAAGTCATCATTCCAGAAGTCCAAGCAATATTAACTCCTTCTGCCAATGACTTAAATGCTTCACCTGCTTTTGCAATATCTTCTTGAAGAATTTTTAAATGGTCATAATCACGAATCAGTCTATATCCAGAATCTTCAAGCTCAAAATATGCGTCAAAAGATGCCATTCTCCTCAAAGAGAAAGGAATGATGTTGTTCTCGTATAAGAACTTACCAGCTGAATTCCTGTTTTCATAAGTAGCATTCTTACCACTCATTAACTCCGCTGGATAGTCAAACCTATTAAAGATTGCATCCTCTCCTGACCTAGCTGTTTCCTTTGTCATAAGGTCGCGCAGATTAAAACTCATCGCGTTCCATTTTAAAGGAGCCTTAGAAATAACATACTGAAGCTGGCCCCATGTCAAACCGTATCTGGCAAGGTCTCTTTGTAAATCATCCTTGTCTGTAGGATTCATAGGCATCGGCCCAGCCATATCAGGCTTAGCGTCATAGCTAAAAATACCAAGTGGCCCTTTCTTCTTTAACAACACATTGTCTGCTTCTTTTGCAGCGCAAATGTTACTAATATCCATATCCAAACCAACTATCTTAGATAACGGAAGTCCATTGTTCTGAATCTCCGCATCTACCATTCCGTCTTTAATCAGAATAATATCTGAAGAAGGAATTGTATAGCTCTTTCCGTATATGGCTACTAGCCATTCTTTGATTGGGCCAGATTCATTCTCTTCCCTCATATCATAATCGTAGTTAACTACAGGAGTACAGTATAAAGGATTAAGAGCAAAGAAATATTTTGTATAAGAAGTATCTAATCCATATGGCCTAATCGCAAAGACTGGAACATATCCAAAAATCTTACAAAGAACTACAAGTTGACTATTGAATTCAGTTTCTGTCTGAACAGGATTAGGCTTCCTCATCAACTTCATAATTCTCTGCAAACGAGGAATCTTTGAAATATTAGGAACTGTTTCTCCTTTAGTATTAACAACTTCAAGTCTGCCATTGCTATCAGCCTGCGCAGTACGGTCAATAACAGCTGCAAGAGGAGCGCATACTTTGTAAGCCATCCATTGCATAGACTTTGACTCTAAACCCATCCACTGAGGATTATGGTTTCCGTCTTGCATATCAAGAATAGCTCCTTGTCCGTTCAGAGGAATAAAATCCTTGTTAATAGGAATAGGAACTCTTACTCCTCCCATACTACCGAATGGACTGTTTCTTCCAGACAGGTTTACTTCCGCAGGGTCTAAATTAAGACTGCGAACTACCAATTCCCTGTTAACTGAAGCTAGACTTTTTCCCACTAGATAATATCTAAAAGTTTATTAATCTTTTTTTCTATGGTTTTAAGCGTATCTTCAGATGCGCCTAATTGAGACATAGTTAAATATAATTTTTCCAATACTAAAAGGCCATCTACTGCCTCTTGTTTTGAAAGTTCTGAAGATTTAATCTCCTTTGGTTTTCCGAAAGTAATAGTCATATAGTTGGTTTTAATGCCGTTTTATTTTCAATTCGTTGCCACCTGCGAGGCGTATGGTTGACCTAAATTTTCATATACATATATATGTACCAAAATCAAATTTTAACCCCGTATTGCGCCACATATCGCAAAGCTATTTTCTTCCACAAAAAGAATAGGCTTATGCTATTACCCATGTCTAAGAAACTTCGTATAAGCAGCGTATCTAGTTGCATCCATAGCGTGATTCCATTTATCTATCGGAATAGATGTAATATCGCCTGTTTTATTATCTGTCAACCAAATATAAGAACCTTGCTCACGTTTTAAATTCTGACTGCTTGCAGTATATTTAACGTTATAAGTCTTTAATTGCTTGATACCTGCGTTAACACTTCCTGGCCCTTTCCTTGCCATCTCTGCTCTGATTCCGTGCATACGCAAAGCGCGTATCTGGTCTGGGTCATGTTCACAAAAACAAGATGTATATTCAGTATAACCATTAGCTCTCAACAACTGCGCCTGTGTAATAACTGGCAAACCAGGCTCGTATGCTAATTCCTTAATAAATAATGTATTAGCAACTTTACAAATCTTCACAATAGCTGTAGGGTCATTCTCATATCCAAAGTCAATTCCAAAAGTATATTCTTCATCAGTAGGATAATCAGAATCTTCAATCATCTCCCAATTAGGAAAAATAACACCAGTAACATTTCCAGTCAATCCTCGTGCATATACTTTGTAAAGTTCTGGGTCAGTCTGTCCTTCAATCTCATTATGCTTTGCATCTGACAAGAAATAATTATGCGTGTGGTCAGATAGTAAAAGCTCGTTTCCTTTTACACCATGTAACTTCTCATGCGCCCAAAACCTACTCGATGGATTATAGTCTATTATCGTTTGGTTACTTCTCGCATCCAACTGGTAATAAGTCATCCATTCAAACTTATTAGCCTCGTTAATAAACAACCTTTCTCTTTTTGGCCCACGAGCAGCCATTTCATTTTCAAAGACTTTAAACTCCAACAAGTCTCCGCTCTTAAACGTAAACAAGTGGTCTGTCTTATGATATGCCTTAATCGCACTCTTAAAATGCGGATATACAAAGAGCTCAAAATCTCGTAACGCACCTCCCTTCAAGTGAGGAAAAGATTGTCCAGTAACTGTTGTAACAACTGGATTTGTAGACTCTGCACACAATAGCGCAAGTGCCTGTAAAATTCCAACTGTCTTACCACTCGCCATTCCTCCTTGATTAATAATCCTTCTCGCGCCCGAGTGTAGGAGACTAACATTATCGTGGAATATTCGAGTTACTTTCATGAGGTTAAGAGATAATAAAAAAACAGCCAGATGAAAAAACTCAGCAACCAACTACGAGAACTGAGGAAAACAACACCTGGCTGCAGTATTTTCGGTAGTTCGATTTACCCCAACCCTCAGAATCAACACCCCAAAGATAAGCAATGATTTATACACCGCCAAAAAATGTTATCCACACACGTATTTTTGCTATGTGAATAACTCATGACTGCAACTTGCTGGAAATAGGACGAATCTGCGAAAGTTTGGTTCCACAAAAAAGAAGGATTATGGATTGGAGTAGAGCTGAATTGGAGAGGACGAGGGATGGATACTATAGCTGGTTTACTTTCAAAATTTGGGCGCGGGATATATGGGGACAGAAAAGGCACAAGCTTTTTTGAAATTTTTTGTTTCAAAAAAGCTAACGGTTGTTAGTTTTTAGCACATTGCCATTATGGCAATAAAACCAAAAACTAAAACGGACACGATTACATAATCTAGTTTTGTTTTCATATTATCTATTTTTATTGTGGGTTTGAATGTTCGATTAAACGGTCAACGCAATCTTCCGCGTGCAATCCTAAAACGTATGATTCGGCCATAATTTGAAATTCACCATTTGTTATATTATTGCGCAATTCAACTTCATGAACATCTAAACGCAATGACAATAATAAAAAAACATGATTTTCGTACAATGAAAAAGCTTTTGTAATTGGTAACATGGTAATTAATTTATTTATACAAATATAAACAAGATTTTCAAACCATGCAAATAATTATGTTAAAATTATGTTAACACATCTAAAATAGATATAACACATTGAATATCAATAGATTATAACAAAATAGATTTATTTATACATATTAAAAAATCTAATATGGTCACCATTGGCAAATCTACATTGGGGTGTTATGATACCACACAACACATATGCCATGCCCGTAAAACGTCTATAATTGCGAATAAACACCATGCTAAAATAGCACGTTAAAATTATGTTAATTGACATATTGGCGTGCTATTTTGTTGTATGTTTGCGATTGTCAAAAATCTAGATTTTAGTATTATGCAATGCACAATACCAAGCAATGCACAGTAGCGTATATATAGCAAGAAAAAAGAATATATAAAAATCTATATTCGTTCGGATTATTTTCTGGATTTTTACCTTTGCTTTTTGGGATTTTTACCTAAGCAAAAAACCCAGATAACATTTTTGCTATCTGGGTTTTTGTTAATTGATTTTCGGTTATTTAGCACCGTTGCTTTTCTCCCATGCTAAAACCTCTGCGCCAATTGTACCTCGCGCATAAACGCTACCGGTTTTTGGGTTAATGGTTTCTCCGATTTTCTTTTTGCTTTCGGTTGGGGTCATACCCGCTGCAAGGTTTTCCTCGTGCAATGCAATAATTGCTTTGCCAGTTTCTCCTTTTGACCCGCCAGCGTTAACGGTTGCTCCAACTGCTGGAGCAATTTTCACGTTGCCCAAAACTTCGTTTTTTAACGCATCACGCAAACCTGTCAACTTGGCAGCAGATTCGGCCTTAGCTTCATCAGTTGACTTTTTGTCAGATTGAATTGCAGCATCTGCTAAAACGGCAGCTTCAAAATCGGTTACCATTGCTACTTTTTTGTCAGCAGCAGCTTTTTTCAATGCTTCCACATTGGCTTTCTTAATGGCAGCTTCTTCGGTTGAAATGTCAGCTTGGGTTTTCATTAAATCACCCATTGCCTTCATACGCTCATCAAAGGTTTTTGCGGCAACCAAAACAGCATCTTGCTCCACCAGTTTATTTTTCAATTCGGTCAGTTTTTCACTTTCCAACGGTGGGGCAGGTGGTGTTTGGTTTGCATTGCCCGCAATTGGGTCAAGGAAAAACATTGCATACATACCTACGCTAAACATTAACTTTTTCATCTGTTTGTTGTTTTGTGTCAAACGGCAGCTCTCGCTGGTTTGCCCGTTTAACGGTTATAAAAAAAGTTTGAATTTCAAAGAGCTTGTATAAATGTGGTATTGGTAACAAACCAGCTTGTTTGCCCCAGCCGTTAACCATATCAACACCACAAATATACGGAGGTAATTAATACAATGTGCAAATAAGGTCAGGTATTTTTGAAAAAAAAATTGTTTTAACATATTGTTAACAACTCCCCAAAATTGGGCTATCTACTCGCCTCTATACATATATACTCAAAACAACACCGAGCCCCGTAATAAGCCTAAAAATGCCCAAGAAAGCGATTTTGTTTTTTCCAAAAAGTAGATGTTAAATTTTTGTTAAGGTTAAATTTTGCCGTTCCCGATTTTGTACCTTTGGGCAATGTGCAAAATTATGTACTATGTATAAACAGGTAGCAGCATCCAACTTGTACCAGTCAATTATCTGTACCAGCCAAGCTAGTGTACCAGATACATATAACAATAAAGCACAATGTATGACCAGCCAGACATATAAGAACTAATCCACATACGAGCTGGCCTACACTTAAATTCCTAGTTCCAAAAATTCCAAAATCCATTAGTCTAAATCAGCATTTTTGCTTCTAGAATTTTCAACATCTATCAATCTCGGTTTTCCGTTTTCCAGCTTCATGTTTTCCAAAATCTCATTTTCACTTTTGGCTAATGGAGGTAGGTCTCCAACATATTCTATCAGTACCTTTTGAGGCCCAGTATCTTCCTTGTCCATAGCAATTGCCTTCGCTGCGAAGATTGGACTGAACTCACCAAGCATACCCATCTCATATATCTGAGTCCAGACAATCATTAGGCCTGTCTTCAACACAGTCTTCCATTCACTGTCTGGGCCCTGTAGAACATCATTGATATACTCTTCAGTAATACCACAGTGCATACAAAGAGCCTTAACAGAGTAGGGTCGTATCTTCCTTTCAGTAACTTCCGTGCCAGCGTTTCGGCCATTGATAACCGTTCTAGGAATCACGATAGGATTCTCGTCTGAAGTCTTGAAGTATTGCCGCATCTTATCCCACAATTGCTGGGGTGTTGCTGCCACTTGAAGCTGCTCCCAATCAATTAGCTCCCAATGTCCTCGGTTTACGTACTTGACTTGTTCTTCCTTCTCTTCGCTCATCTTGATATTATTGCTTCCATTACAATGTACTGGAAATGTGAGAAATATTTGAATAGCATATACTTTTTACCGCGCTCCTCGCACTTCGCTTGGAACTCGATTTGGTCTGGCGATTGCGTCTCGCCTGGCAGCTTACACTCTAGGAAAATGACTTCCACAAAAGAAATGATTATGAAGTCTGATACTCCTGCGTTAACTCCTAAGGCTTTCTTCTTGGCTCCTACCACTGCGTTCCATGAGTTATTGTCCACATGGAAAAGCATCTTGCGCCATGCTGGAAACGAGTTATGAAACCACTTATAGCAATAAACTTGCAATTGCTCCTCTGTTTTGAATACTGGTTCATTCGGCTGAGGCTGCCAAACATAGCCATCTTTTTCTTTTATCATTTTGACCTCCAGATTTTAATATAAGGAATTTGTTTTTCATTCACTAGAGCCTGTGCCTTAAACTCCATCCCTTCAGTATCGTACTGCAATAACTTATTCCAAACAAGATAACCAGTCGGATAAAACATAGTGAACTGAAGACTATTCAAACCCCTAACACGTAGCTCAAATTCAGGCGGTATTATAGGAATCGACTCGCGATACATTAGCGTAATCTCGGTTGTTCCAAAACACTGAGTAAAGTCTCCTACTTTAAACTGAAGGATGTTATAAACTAAAACATCAATGTTTATAGACTCTACATGAATCTGCATCACAGGTGTTGACTCGGTTGTAGCTTTTGTTTTCTTGTATTTTTTAAGTAAATCTTCCATAGTTCTGTGGTAACGTGGGTTTTCGTGTAAAACGTTGATTTTCAACCAATTATTGAACGTTTTTTGAATGTGGTTTTGTGGTATGGCATTTTTCGACCTACTTGATTTTAATTGAAGGTAAGAAACAATTTTAAAAGTGCCAAATAGGTCTTATCCACATTTTCCTACCACAAAAACACCTAGTCAATAATTCATTGATTTTCAATGCGTTACGTGTGTATATAAAAAACCGTTATATAACCACCGTTTCAATAACACATTGATTTTCACGTGGTTATGTCATACCACAACCCCAAAAACGACCATGCTAGCTTGTCAAACATACCCATCTTCTCCTTTAACTAAATACCTTTCCAAGCTCGGGTTGTAATTCTTAGGCCATTCACCGAATCTTGCATACCATTTATCTGCAAACTCCTTAGGTTTAGGCATACGAACATAAGCATTCTTTTTTGCGGAAAGTCTATCGCTCTCGGCCTTGTCAAATCGAGCCTTCCTTTCGGCAGCTGCTTTGGCTTGGCGTTTTTTTAACTCTACACGTTTGGCGGCTCGTTGTTGAAGTTTTTCTAAGCGGTTTGTGTCTGGTGCGTATCTCATGGTAGTCCGTTTTTCTCCTCGTCATGAATCTTCGCAATTACATTTTGGTTTGATATCACCGCAGCAGGATGAAAGCATCTGCAATCGGGAAACATACAAGTGAATTCACTTGGGCAATTAGGGATTAGAACCTTCTGTTCATCACAAGTTATTACTGTTTCCTCGATTGGCTCAGGTACGAAACATGAGGATATTCCAGCTACTCCATAAACTGTGTATATCCAACCTTTAGCTACACGAAGGATTGATAAGTCCTTCTCGAAATAGTGCTTATGCAATGGCATCTCCATTAAGTCTTTTTCATTCTTCATTTGGTGATTTTTTAGCTTCATAAATAAACCATATCCACATAGCTGCGAATACGATAATTGCTGCGATTATTGATTCTCTCATTTGTGTACTGTTGCTGATATTGTGATTCCGTAGTTCATTGTTAGGCTAGTCATTACTCCTGCGTATATGCCTTGAGAAACTTTATATCCTATTCTCAATCCTGCATCCTGATAGTTGTTTGTACCAACATTGAAGAACGGGACTAATTGCAGATTGTCTTCGAACAAATGGATTCTAGTCATCATTCCAAATGTCAAGTCTCTACGCGCGGAAAACTTTGTCGAGCTACGTGAATCAACTCCTCCAACAACAAAGCCGAGTGAGCCAGCCCATACGCCAGCATATACTCCGATTCCAGAAAAGCCTGAAGGCTGATAATATCTTAACGAATTATCAACCTGAAAAGTAAACGAGAATTTAGAACCTTCTCGTTCACAAGAGCCTCCAATACACTGCGATTTAGCAATGACTGGCGACATGAGCAGTAAAAGTAATATCTTTTTCATTTCTTTATTCTTTTAATATTTTTAATATCTACCCAGATATACTGTTTCCATATCTTAGTAAAAGATACTTGTCCTTCACGAACAGCTATTATCTTTTGAGGAATACCTCTATCTCGAGAGAATGTAGTCTTTACAATCTCGCCAACTTTGAATTCTTCTTGGCTCATAGCTCATCCTTTTGGTTTGCAATCTTAGACCAGTATTCATGGCCTTCAGGAGTATTTACCCACTTGAAAGCGTCTGACATAAAAGACCATCTGCTATGCTTTTTCTTTTCCGCAAGAAATAAAGATACGTTGGCGCAGTTATGATTAAACTTAACCTTGTCGCTTGGACTGAGTAGATTATACCACTCTTTGTTAGTACGTTCCATACTATTTTGTTTTAGATAAGATGAATTGGAAGATTATTGAGGCAGCAGTCGTTCTTTCGTTTAATGTTATTGCCTCGAAGTTTGGATGATAGATAATATCTTCGTTATTTGTTTCCACAAGAATTAATGGCCTAGTTACCCATTGCTTTTCTACTTGATACGGCAATCTAACGCTTGCAATATTAGGAAGCTTTGCAATCTCATTCAAATCCTTTCTTTTTGTGGCATTAAACACAAGACAGTCAAGGTCATAAAACGAAAGAATAGACTCGTGACTCTTCTTATCGGTTGGAACATGAAAATTTGCAAACTTATTTCCTTTAAGTAAGTCATTGATGAAACTGGTCTTGCCTCGACCTTGCGGAGCACAGATAATAATTCCAGTTAAATTAGAATTGTTCATAGTTGGTTGTTTAATGGCAAGATTGCCATATTAGAAATAAAATAATGATGTTAACTATATCTTTTCTCCAAGAATAAGGAGGAAAATCGTCTTGTTCTTTTTTCATTAGTTCAATGATTCTTTTGAAGTATCTACTCGTTCATAGTCTCCACTTTCTATTGTTTCCAATGCGGCAAGAAGAAGTTCTTTTACTATTTTATACGGATGAGCTGACTCGACCCTAATAGATATATCTTCACCGCTTAAATCTGCGAATATTTTTACACTAAGCATTTCCAAATATTTTAAGATTACAAGATGGACAAAAGTCTCTGAATGTAGCCTCGTTCTCATGGCACTCGTGGCACAGATTGGTCTCATCGTCAATTAGCTCTTCACGAGTCATTTCAGATGGAAGTTTAAAATTGTCAGGCATTGAATCTGCAAGAGCAATGTAATTATTCATAGCACTTAGGTTTGTTTTTTATCTTACTTAATAGTTTTTTATGACATTCTTCAGCAATGGAATTATCTTCAAACACTCCGTCTAAGCTAATCAGTACATCGCACCACTTCATACCGTTTCTACCTTTCTTCTCTGTATGCTTTGTAACAATTTTCAACAAGTCTTTAATTTCTTGAATATCTCCTTTAAATTGAGCATCAAATTGCATCTTAACTGCCCATCCATTTGGAGTAGGTTTCATAGCATATATGAAGCGATAAAATTCTTTTGATTCTTCAGTCATTTTCTACAAATTTTAATTTTCCTCCATTGCCTCTAACTACCTTTCCAAGATTGTTGTCTTTCCAATGCAGTATATAACCAGAATCACTCTTTTCTTTGTGGAAATGAGTATAATCGCTCAGTCTTGGCTCTTTATCAAAGCAATGAATGAAGGCTCTTTTCAGAACCTCATTCCATTGCTCTACACCGTTGCCGCTAATCCATCTGCTTGTTGTAACAACATCTCTTCTAGGGCATCTTTGGTCATTAGGACTACGCTTCATTTACTTCGAAGATTAGAATACGATTAGTTACATCAGGAAGCGGAGCGTCTCCTTCAATAGGATGCGAGTTCAATCTAGAAATACACTGAATCACATCGTTAACTGTAAAGTTATAGTCTTCGCCCAATTCTAGGCATACACGCTTAATTAGCTTCATTGAAACATTAGACGGTCTGTCTATTACGTGGTTTTTGAACTTAACTGTTGCCATTTTATTTGTTTTTAGTTGGTTTAAGGTTGAAACAAGAATCCTATGTGGTAAGCTATTCTTTCTCCTTTAAGTTTTTTATACTCGTACTTTCCTTTGTTAGAGCAGTACACATATCCATCTTTATATCCTGCTAAGTGGCCGTTCTTTTTACCAGAATATCTAAAGCATATAAAGTACCACTTGCCATCACTAGGAGGAACTCCTGGAACCTTGTCTGCGTATAGCTTCAATCCAAAGTACCATGCTTGATTCCACCAATTATGATGAGTCTGGCCTCCTGTTCCAAGATGGTTAATTACATACTGAACAGGAATCTTTGCAAACATAGCTATTGTATGATGAGTGCATTGATTAGTATTTCCCTGATTTAAGGGAGTGAATTCTTGTGTCATTACTCACAAAGTTTTAAAGCGTTTTCAAGACATTCGATACAGAAAGCAATATACTTCCACTCGTAGCCATCAAAGCCTAAAGTGTAAGAGTCATGCCACTGTGTCATAGTTCCAAACTCCATTCCAGCCATTTGTTCTGGCATCTGAGCCTCAAACTCTGGAAAATCTTCTGCAACATTGCCGACAATCTGAGTATCTATTGCACTTGCATTGTGGTTATACAAGTAGGCTGAAACTCGTTTTACCTTGCCGATTCCTAAGCCATTGATTTGTGTAGCCCATTGACCTACAAGGTATCTTGCTGCAACGTACTTATATATTTGTTTACGCTCCTCCTTAGAGTACATACTTTTGCTATCATCAATCTGCATCGTACACCTCCTGTATTCCTTGTGGTTCAAAAATATCATTTAGCTCATCATTCTCGCAAGGAATATCCTCGTCTTCCTCATCTTCTTCATATGTATCGTAAGCATCTGTGTGCTCTTGACACTTTGGACACAAATCAATTTCTGGCCAGTTAGGCATTGCTGCGGAGCAGCATTCTGAATAATATCTCATTGTAGTTGGTTTTGACGTTTTCTAATTTGTTCAGCTTCATGTTCTGTAAGCATATCATCTTCAATATCAGATAAAGGAGCAAATCCTTCTTTTTCCCAGAATATATCTGGAAACTCTGCTATGCAAATATATGACATTCCTACATTAAAAGCAAAAGTATATACTTCATTCTCTTTTATTGCAGCGATTGCAGCTTCCACAAGAAAGAAAGAGAATGGGTCGCTAGACTGATTCTCAAACTTGCTTTTGTCTATACAAAGTAGTCTCATAAAGTTTGTTTTACAGTTTCTAATACAACGTGTCTTAAGTGCCTTGATGGATTCTGGTCTTTTGGATATGCTCTAAAAATAGCAATTGTTTCTTTTACTTGAAGATGAGCATACAATTCAGAACAATAGTGTACTGAGTAATAATTTCCTCTTCCATGAATAACAGCTATATTTGACCATCTGTCTCCAAGAGTTCCTGATGTATGAGTTATGTTTAACATATTAGCAAATTTTATAAACGAATGCTTTTAGTTTAATTAATTCTGGTTTATACATACTTAACGGTAGTCCAATCCAGATTCTATTTGGATGGTCTACTATCGTATTATTAACAACTGCAAAGCCAAACGTGTTTGGATAAACAGTTACTTGATACCAAGTT